TTATTCAGATAGTTTATTTTTGATGAAATCGACAAGATAACTTACGCTGTCGGGGCACATCATAGCTAGGTTAATGCAACATCTATCCAGCATTTCAGATTCATTCACACCAAGTAATAATGCAGCTTCGTAGAATTCTTTGTGTTTTTCTGAGCCTGCGCCACGATTTAGTGCCGCTGTAGTAACATCAGGTTCCCCGTTTACCAGTATTGAAAGATTATTTACATATTCTAAATTTTTATTAATAACCCATTTTTCGGGCCACTCATCGCCGGGCATGTAGTTTATATTTTCTGAGAACCACTGCGTGAAGTCTTCGTGGTTCTTTTCTAGCATAGAATGAGCACATTTCAGGTTGTCTCTATACAATCTTTTTTGATCGCCATCGAAAATTGTTATTACTTTATTTTTCATCCCTCTTTGAAAAATAGCGGCCATTTGACGTGCCAATGAACTGGCTGAGCCAATTACTTCAATTTGTAATCTTGAACGTATATTGCTAGGAAGGATGTTTGATAAAAGTTTTGCTGCAACTACATCCTCTACCAAGACATCGAGTTCTTGAGAGTTTTCTGAGCTTAACTTACCAAATGCATATTCTGGTGATATTTCAGTATTGATTATTGTTTTGGAATTTATATTTTCAATGTAGACTCGAGCATCATCAGGAATACACCCAAAAATTATGTCTGAATGAGTGGTGAATATAATTTGTAGTTTTCTTTTATGAGAGGCTGACTTTAATCTTTCAATAAGCTTAACCTGTGCTTCAGCATGAAGGCCTAACTCTATCTCATCAACAATTATTAATGCTCCGGGTTTGGCTGAATATAATATCGAGAAAATTTCGAAGAGCGCGTTTTCCCCGGCTCCCATATTGAATCCAGATATTGTTTTACCTTCGTAAGTTACAATTGGCAGCCTATATCTTGAGTGTGAAACAAATTTAAAATCATCATATTTTTTGTTGAGAATATAACCTACATTTTCTCTTATTTCATTTTCACAGCCTAGCTCATCACCATTAAATATAAATAGTTTGGCATAACTCTTAGATTGACTTTTTTCACTATGGGGAACTATTCGCTCAATTCCTAAGAAGATTACTTGACGTTCCACTCTCTTGTCATAATTGTTCCATTTACCTCCTTTCTTTTTAGAACGTAGTTGTCTGCCAATTCCTTTTCCTGTGGGTACTGTTTTAGAAGGTTTCCAATTGTTGTGGGCAATATAATATCCTATTGCTATTCCTTCTTGTGGAACTTCGTCAGAATGTTGAATGAAAAAATCCGCAAAAGTATAATAAGGTTTTCTCTTTCCAGACATAATATGCTTATCTTCATCACTATGATAAGCACAAGCAATCATAGCTAACAAAGTCGATTTCCCAGAGCCATTTCTTCCGGCAATCGCTAATAATGGATAATCTATTTTAATTTCAAATGAAGACAAGGAACGAAGTCGGCCATGTTCGAGAGCTACTTTTCTTAATAGAGCGTGCTCTAATGAATTTGAAAACCATTTCCTTAAACTTAAATCTGTTTGACTTTCTCTATATTTCATTTTTACCTCAATTTAATTTCTTATAATATTTTACTGGAATTTATTGAAGGGGATTAATGAGTGGAGTTGTTAAAATTTTTATTTTCATTATTAACCTATCCTATCAAGAGGGTTAAGTAACATAGCTTCTGATAAATGATCTGGAGAAAAATGTGCATATCGCATCGTTACCTTAATATCCGTGTGCCCCAAAATTCGCTGAAGTACAAGGATATTGCCGCCGTTCATCATGAAGTGAGACGCGAAGGTGTGGCGCAAAACATGTGTAAGCTGCCCAGCAGGTGTCTCGATGCCAGCGCGTTGCATGGCCTTCCTAAAGGCCGAATAACATGGTTTAAAGAGCACCTGCGCTTTCCTGCTGGATGGCAGTTCAGACTGTAATTTTTCAGTTATCGGCACCGCGCGGTTTTTCTTGCCTTTAGTTTTCATATATATGATCTGACCGGCGCGGATTTGATTACCCTTCAAGCCTTCAGCCTCACTCCATCGTGCGCCAGTTGCCAGGCAAATTTTCACAATGGTAGTCAGGTCTTTGGATCGGCTGTTCTCACATTCGGCGAGAAGGGTTCTGATTTCTTCGATGGTGAGATACGCCATCTCCGATTCACTGATTTTAAACTCTCGCACGTTTTCTAACGGGTTTGGTGCGGTCCATTCATCTAACCGGCGCAGCTCGTTAAACATCGCCCTGAAATACGCTAATTCTAAATTGACCGTGCGAGGCGTAACTGTCTTCACTCGAGTGGAGCGTGTGATCTTTCCGCTTAAACGCTGCTCGCGATATGACGCAAAAATTTTCGCGTTAAACTCGGTTGCGAGTGGATTTCCCATCGCCTCGCAGGCGAACGCCATTGTGGCTCGTCGCTTCTCACCATCCGCCAACGTAATGCCATGCGTGTTGAACCATAATTCAACCAGTTCAATTACCCGCCGCTTATCCGCTTTTTCACCCAGCCAGGGCTTATCTTGAGCCTGCTCTTTTACGAACTTCTCATAGGATTGCGCTTCGCCCTTCGTCGCAAACTGGCGGCGAATCCTTTTGCCATCACGGCCGTTTGGGAAAACCTGCGCCTGCCATTTCCCGTTGGGTAATTTGTTTATCGCCATTCCATGCCTTAAAGGTATTCGGTTCGGGTGATCACTTTGCCTAAAACTACGATGTCACTTGATTGGCATTCAAATGACGATTTCCCATTCTCGACACGTATTCTTCCACCGGGAAAACGTACCAGTTCTCGAATGCTGACTAACTTATCAATTTCGATAAGCCATAACCCATCGACGATCTCGCCTTCATAGGAATCAACCAAATAAGTGCTTCTGTCTGAGTTGATCACAAACGGGGCGTTCAAGCCTTCGGGTAGTGATGCTTTATCCAGAATGAAATCATCCATGTCCTCTAAAATCCCATTTGAGATTTTTTTATGTGTCGCAATCACAACACGGGATTCCTCTACTTCCATAAAGCGTGCACCTTTACCTGTAGTAAGCCAGGTTAGCGATGCTCCTGTTTCCATATGGCAGATGATCACCCAGTCAGCGGGGAAGGTATCGCGGGCTGAACGATTGGCTAGCGTGCTTTGCGAAACGCCCAAATGGGTGCATAGCGCCTGACGGCTGCTGAATCCGTACGCTTCAACTAAGCGAAGAATCGCGTCTTTGCCGCCCCGGTTACTTTCTACCGCTTCACGAACCACTTTCGCATTATGGCGATTTGTGTTTTCTTTCGTTGACATGTCCGTTTTGTGATCCTATTCTTCGGTCTGTGATGAGATGAATAGCGTTTAATAGTGATATCTAATACCTAAACCGAGGAATACTGCATCATGACCCGTAAACTTTCAATGCGCCCATCAATCAATCTCGTGATTTCAGAACCGTACATTACCGTAGAGGAGTTCTGTCGCCGCACGGGTTACAAGAAAGGCACTGTTCGCCAGATGTACCGCGAAAACCGCCTACCTATAAGGAATAAGGATGGGGTCAACGGCCTCATCGAAATCAACATGCTTGCCCTAATTATCGAAGCAGCAGCCGGTCATGAAATCACAATGCAGGCTTGATGCATCCATATTGGGATAACGTGAGGTATTAAGCATGTTTGATTTCAGTGTCTCCACACAAAGCCATTTTGATGAAGCGTGCCGCGCGTTTTCCGCAAAGCACAACATCATCCAGCTGGCTAAAAAAGCGGGGCTTAATCCGCAAACCATCCGTAACAAGCTAAACCCGGATCAGGTCCATCAGCTTACCGTTCGTGAAATGCTGATCCTGACCGACCTGACGGAAGACTCAACGCTGGTTGATGGCGCATTGGCTCAACTGCAATGCCTGCCATGCGTGCCTGTAAACGAAATTGCGCAGGAGAATTTACCGGCTTATGTCCTCAAAGCTACCGCCGAAGTCGGGCTGTTGGCTGCTGGCGTTGTGAGTCAGAAGAAATTTACCTCGGCCTGTAAGCGTGGATTTGTGCAGAACGTTAATGCCGGCATTCGTTGCCTGACGTTAGCTGCGATAGCCGTTCAAACGCGCGTGCATTCAAACCCTGCAATGGCTGGTACTGCAGATGTGTTAAGCGGGATCGGGGCATCGATAGGGGTTGTTTAATTATGGCGTTTTCAGTGGCGCCGCTTCTAAAACGGCAAAGCCCTTCACACGCATTCGGCCACGGCTGGATTGCAGCTGAAAATGGCAGGCGCTGGCACCCGGCATACTCTCAAGCCGAATTGCTGGCAGGTTTAACTGGCAACAGGAAAAAAGCGACATGGCTTACAAAGCTGAGAGCATCACTGTTCAAATGAGCGCTGGGCAGCGAGTTAGCGCGCTTAATCATATTGCCGCACTTCGCAACATGATGTACGGCGATTGCGGTAATGAGCTAAAGCGGTTCATCAGTGAAATGCGTAATACTCGTGATCCACAGTACGAACAAAATAATCGAGCGATGAGCGCCATTTTCTTTTTGGCAAACATCAATAAAGAACGTCACAACGTTGAATACAGTGAATTGACGAGTGACGAAATTACCGCGCTGATAGGTGCAATGAATCACTTTCGCGCAGTCGTGAGTTTATTTCCTAAGAAGCTAACGCTTCCAAATTAATTAACCCGAAAAAATAAATGGCGTAAACCCGCCGGGCATTTTTTTGCCCAAATTCTGGAGAAAGTTAAATGCGAAATATTGAAACCCGAAATTTTGAAGCCGATGCAGAAGTGCTAAACGCGATGCTGAGTAAGGCCAAAAGTGAGCAGCGATCAGATGATGCGTTGGCCGTATCCGTTCGCCTGGCAGCATTGGCGATTCATGCAAGAAACAAAGAAATGTCAGCTGCTGAAATTATCGAACTGCTAGATAAAGAGTCCGCACGCTTCGAGAACCAATCACGGGAGCTGCACTAATGGCCGACTCAATGGATCTGGTTCAGCAGCGCGTCCAGGAAGAATTGGCGCGCAACCTGGCAACGGCTATTCACCGTCCTGCAGGTGCGAGTGAGTTTTTCTGCCTGTCATGCGATGAAGCTATCCCAGAAGCGCGTCGCCGTGCGTTGCCAGGGGTCGAGCTGTGCGTTACCTGCAAAGAGATTAGCGAACTGAAAAGCGTGCATTACAAAGGGGCCGCGCTTTGAGAGTTCAGGTTGATGATCGCTATGCAGTGCGCGCGCTGAAATCCAATGAGCCGGGCAAGCCGCAACAGTTAGTGCTGGAGAAATTCAGCTGGCTTGAGATTGATGGCGTCCGTCAGCGCGTGCCGCAAACCATGGCCGTATATGAGTCGGCAGTGCTCCTCATGCGCGATTTGGCTGCTGATGTCATTGGTCGCCATGTTTTGCACGGCCAGATGAAAACAACTGCGGCCTTTGTGGCGGAAACTCGCCGCATTGCTGAATTGGTCGAGGCTGCAGTGCAAGAGCTGTCTGAACTTCAGGCCGCGCATGTCTGAAAGCCTTCCTGATCTCCTTACTGGTGAACATCACGTCGTAAATCAGCAGCGGCGTGAAGTCTTTGGCATGTCCGCTCCGGCGGATATGTCCCTTTCTGAGCGCCGTCTCTGGAATGTGAATCCAGAGGACCACAACTGGCGCAGCCAGTATCTGCAAAACATGCCGGACTATCTGGCCGGTTACTTTGCCGATCGCTACAGCAAAATCCTCTCAGCAAATAATGGCCGCCGTCGGGCCAATGCGTTTCTGCGCCAGACTATCGGCCAGAATGTATTGCCACGCCTGCAGCTAGTTCGCAGTCGCTATCGTCTTGATGAAGCCGCTCAACATGAACTGCCGTTCATAAAGCAGCTTGATCGTCTGCCTACGCTTGACCGGCAGGACGTGCGCGATCTGGCTTATAAAGTCGCATCCTATCTTTCGCTCAGCCTGGCTGAGTTTGTTGATAAAACCTCAATGCCTCAGGAAGCGGACGAGCAGACCATAACCTGCATTGCTTATCGCTACGTTGCTGAGCTTGCAGCATTGACCGGCACGCAACCGCCATATTGGGCGGAGTTTAAAGCCTGCAAAGGTGAATTGAGTCTACGCAAGGCGCAATCCGGTTTGTTACGCATGATGGCACCAGAGTGGTGGCGCGGCCGTCTTAAGCAGATGCGCGATCTCCAGCGCGAGCACATGGCAATCGCTGTAGGGCAGGTGCAAAAATCAGCTTCACCTTACGTTTCACGCGGCACACTGGCGGAATGGGTCGAGCAGAAGAAACGCAATCGCGAGTTCTTCAAAAGATACGACCTGATGAACAAAGAAACCGGTGATCGTGTCGCGATGGATGAGATGGTCAACCGCAGCACCGCGAACCCGGCCATGCGCCGCCGCGAGCTGATGACCAGAATGCGTGGCTTTGAAGACATCGCCAACGAAAGCGGCTGCGTAGGGGACTTTTATACGATCACCGCGCCGTCGCGTTATCACTCTGTTTACAGCCAGGGTGGTTTCATTACTAAATGGAACGGCTCAAGCCCGCGCGATACGCAGCGCTATCTCTGCCGCGTTTGGGCGCGCATCCGCGCCGCACTGTCACGCGAAGAAATCCATGTTTTCGGTTTCCGCGTTGTTGAGCCTCATCACGACGGCACGCCACACTGGCACATGCTGCTGTTTATGCTGCCGGAACATCGCGAGCGTGTGCAGCAGATCATGCGTGAGCATGCTAGCAAAGAAGACGCTGACGAACTGAGCACGCCGCAGGCGCGCAAAGCGCGTTTCCACGCTGAGCCTATCGATCCTACCAAAGGCAGCGCCACGGGTTACATCGCTAAATACATCTCCAAAAATATTGACGGCTTCGCAATGGACGGCGAAAAGGATGATGAAACCGGCTCAAACATGCGTGATATGGCGAAAGCCGTTTGCGCGTGGGCGTCACGCTGGCGCATCCGCCAGTTTCAGCAGATTGGCGGCGCGCCGGTCACTGTTTGGCGCGAGTTGCGCCGTCTCGGCGATACGCGCCTACCAAACGAGAAGATGGACGCTGTGCTGGCGTCTGCTTCCGTTGCCAGCTGCTGGGCGTCTTACACCATGGCGCAGGGTGGCCCGCTGGTCGCACGTGATGACTTGGTGATCCGCCTTTGCTACGAGATTACCGAAATGGGCAACGAATACGCGGAGGACGTGCAGCGCGTTCAAGGCATCTATTCGCCTCACTATCAAGATTCTGAAGTATTCACGCGTCTGGTGAAGTGGGAAGCCGTTGCTAAATTAGCCGACGCGTCAGCGGAGGCTGGTCCTTCTGGCGGCATCGCCGCCCCTTGGAGTTCTGTCAATAACTGTACGGGGCCGGAGCGCCGGCGGTTAGAGCTGGAACTAAAAGCCCGTGGTTTTGAGGGGCATGAGGAGGAAATTAGCCTTCTTTCCCGAGGATGCAGCATAAATTCAGGCGCGCGAATGCGGCTGTTTTACCGAAACGGCAGACTCCAGGAACAAAAGATAACCATCTGATTAATCCAGAGGATTTCTCACGGAAGGTAAAAAAACATTTCACATTTCGAAACTCATAATATACTGTACGTATAACCAGTTGTTCATTGTGCGGAGGGAATATGCAGGATTATTTTTTGGAGTCGATGAAGCTCCAGCGTATTGATTTATTTATGAAACTTGTTGCTGCTAGTGATTGCACGGATGACGAGAAGCAGCTTGCCATTCAGTGGGTCTCTGAACTGACCGATGAGCTGATGCGGAAAGTCAGAAGCCACGAATATTCGCGCATGATGCACGCTTCAGATTAGTTTTTTCAGATGTCACGCGTAGCAAGATGTGATCGGATGGAAGCTACATATCACACCGGGATGCTTACGCAAGATGAGTCCGAACATAACGAGAGTTGCGAGGCGTTAGGCCATGGCTAAAAGTCCCGAAAAATTCCAGATCGTTTACCGAGGTGAGGTGCTCACTTACTACAAGCCTGGTGAATGGGTGTTTTTCCAACGGCCGAAAGAATGTGGCGGGGGTTACTGGCTCGGTAAAACCTACGACTTCGTTTTCATGCTTGAGATTCCATATCCCATTTCTTTACGGCAGGGCATGGATTTTCTGAATGAAACAGAAGGAATTGGCATCCACAAAGCCGCTTCTGTGGATGACTTCAAGCTGGAGTGAAGAGTGCATGACTATGCCGCATGAATTCGCATGATCCGAAAAGGATCGCTTTACCCTCGGCCCGCCAGTTCTGGCGGGCTTTCGTTTATGTCATGCAGGTGCATGAAAACCGCATCATAAAGCGGGCAGGCGTGGCGGGGGTACGAGCGCGCGCTGATGGGCTACAAAGGACTGTTATGTAATAAATTCCAAAAAATAGGGAATTGATAAATATAAGAAATTGTGAGATGTTTTTTAAAAACTGTTTAAGGATTAAACATATGTCATCTCAGTCCACATCTATCAAAAAGAAAATTGATTCTGGTAATGAGCGTTTGGCTTCACTCTTAGAGGACGTAGTAAGGGGTAGCATAAAAATCCCTGCTTTCCAAAGAGAGTATGTTTGGACAGATGAGCAGATATTGGGATTGATTGATTCAATATATTCTGGCTATCCAGTAGGATCGTTACTTTTATGGACAACTAAAGTTCCTTTAAAATTTGAAAGAAATGTTGGAGGGTTTGATTTACCTGAAATAAAGGAGGATTACCCTGTAAACTATATTTTAGACGGGCAGCAAAGGCTTACAACATTATTTGGGGTTTTTAATTCCGATAAACCAACAAAAAATAAAGAATTAGCTTCAAGATTTAATGTGCATTATGTTCCTCAAGACGATAAATTTTATCATGTATATACAAAGCCACATGATTTAAAAAGCATACCATTGAATAGTATACTTGAAACGACAAAGTTAATTTCGTACTTGAGTGATTTTGATGAGGGTGATAGAAATAAAATAACCAATCTGGTTGATAGGTTCAAAGATTATGATTTTCCGGTGGTTACAATTAAAGAACGTACCAATCAAGAGGTATGTCGTATCTTTCAAAGGATTAATTCATCAGGAACAAGTCTTAGTACTATTGAACTTTTAACGGCTTGGACATGGTCCGAAGAGTTTAATCTACGTATCGAAATTAATGAGATAAATGATTATTTAGCTAGTAAGGGTTTTAGGCATGCTGATGAGACATTGCTCATGCGATGCCTTACATCAATAGTAAATAAAGAAATTGATTCTGACACTTTGATAAATAATGATCCTGCGACTTTGGCTTCGTCAGTAAACTTATTGCGTGAAGGTATTGTTAAAGCAGTAGATTTTTTAGAGAAAGATTTAAAAATACAGAACTCTGTGTTTTTGCCATTCCCTATCATGCTCGTACCATTAGTTTATTTCTTTTCTAAGGAGGATCGGCCAACGGGATATCAATATAATTCAATAAAACGTTGGTTTTGGTGCTGTGCATTTTCTCAAAGATATAAAGCTGGCACAAATGCATTCGTAATGGAAGATATTTTGGAAATGGATAAGATCTTATCTATAAGAGATAAATATATCCAGTTCCCAATGAAAATAGAGGCTGATTTTTTCCGTAAATCATGGCGTATAAATTCCTCTGCTGCAAAATCAACAATATGTTTGTTAGCACAGTTGAATCCTAGAAGCTTCATTACAGGTAAATGCGTAGATTTAGGAACAGCTCTATCAGCTTATAACGCAAGACAGTTCCACCATATTTATCCTAAATCATTCTTGAGCAAGATTGGTATAGGATTTCACGAGTCAAATATTATTGCTAATATTGCATTTCTCACAGCTCAGGATAATAATAAAATTTCTGACGAAGATCCGGCCAACTATTTCCCTAATGTTAACTCTGCAGAAAGGATAGCTATATTTAACTCGGCGTTAATTGATGAGGAGTTATGGAACGGTGACAAATCCTTTAAAGAGTTTATTGATGTAAGAGAGAAAAGCTTAGTTAAAATGGCTCATAAAGCGATGATGGGCAATCTTTGAGTTAATTTTAATCTTAACTGTGATTTTTATGATGGAGAACTATCGCTGGTTTTCCATTAATACTATTCAATTGCCAAATAAATCTCCATGAGGTGTTATGTGAATAAGGGGGACCTACAAGATGAATACAATAAATCCATCGGTGCTATTGATGACTTCAGGAAAAATTTATCTGACCAGTTAACAAAATTAATTTTCGAGTCAGGTGTTCCATTGGGCATTAATCTTGAGTCAAGGGTTAAAGAATGGGGTTCTATTGCCGAAAAGGTCGATAGAAAAGAGCTAAACCTGAAGACAGTGCATGATTTGACCGACTTGATTGGATTCAGGATAATTTTACTTTTTAAAAGGGATCTGGATGTAATATCTAATTTAATCAAGGAGAATTTGAATGTTATTAGCGAGGATGATAAATTAGAATCTCTAGACGATAATAAGTTCGGCTATCAATCAAGGCATTATATTGTAAAAATCCCCAAGTCATGGCTCAAGGTTCCGTCGTTTGTTTCGTGTAAAGATTATAAGGCTGAAATTCAAGTTAGAACTTTGTCTCAGCATATTTGGGCGGCAACATCTCATAAGTTACAATATAAGAATGAAGAAAACATTCCCGTTCAATTAAGACGAGCTATAAATAGAGCTTCAGCAATGTTGGAGCTTGTTGATCTCGAATTTGAAAGAATCCTTATAGAAAGAGATGGTTATTTCGATATTCTGAATCAGAAATCAAATGATAATCTTACTCAAGATGAACACTTGAATATTGATAGCCTTAGGTTTATAGCATCGAGGTATCTTCCTATTGAGAATTTATCGGGCATTGAACCTTATGATGAGCTTATGAGTGAATTAACTTCAAATGGAATCCTTAAGGTTGATCAACTTGTTGACATTATTAAAAGTACAGAAGAATTCTGGATAAATGAAGAACGAACTCGAGTTGCAAAAGTTAGTAATGAGTCAGCTAAATCGTGGTGGACAAAAGGAAAGGGTGAGGATGATACTGAAGCGAGGATTAAACGCGGAGTATTCTACACTCATGTTGGTTTGATAAGACATGCTGTTGAGCACTATCTTGAAGGAATTGGTAAACAATATATTCGTTTAACTTAGAAATTTAAAAAGAGGCCATTTTATTTGGCCTCATAATTCTAAATAAGTGCATAAGTTTGAAATGAAATTACATCTTCGCCTAACCAGTGATTTAGTGTTTGGAGCTGCTTTTGTATCGGAATTAATTCATTACGCACGAATACACGACTTGCTTTTTCGATATCACCAAACCCTCCGGTATTATTAGGCATGATCCCCATCATCTGCGGCGGCACACGGTGCGCGGCCATCATGTCGTCACGGCTCACGTTTTTGATATTCAGAAACTCATCCTTAGCCGCCACCTCTGACAGCGGGATGATCTGAATCCCGTCCTTCTTCCCGTTCGGTGAGTACATAAACAGGTTGCGGAAGTTGCCCGGCCCCTTGGCGCTTTTCATTGCCTGGCGGATATTGTTTACGTCTTCCTGATTTTGCGCGGCGTCGGTCATATACATGATGAAACCGGCGTGGCTGCCGTTCAGGTAGTATTTGCGGCGGAACAGCGTAGCCGACTCGTTTAGCAGGGTGGACGGGATTGCCGAAAGATACTCCGGCAGGCCGTAAACCTCCTGATTTAAATCCGGCTCCATCAGGTGAAACACGCTGCCTTTAGTAAACTCGTAGGGCTGCGTGTTCATACCGTACTGCACAAACCAGTAGGTGTCTAAATCCGTGCCGCGTCGCGTGAATTTTGCCAGTGCCGGCTCAAGCGCCAGCACGCCGCCGAGCCTGTTGGTGCGCTTCTCAAGATAGGCGTTGCCGAACACCAGATAGTCCTGCACAAAACGGCTGAACGCCTGCTGACTCAGCAGCGGGTGAGGGATGAAGGTGCTGGTAAGAATGTTGCGCTTCACGTTGATAGGCGAGCTGTGATGCACGGCGGCGCGGAACGTGCGCGCCAGCCCGTCAAAGCTCACCGGCGGTTCATACCACTTATCCATCACCACGCATTCCACGTAGTCCAGCAGCTCGCGGCGGTCCAGCACCGGCACCGGGTCGCCAAAGGTGAACGCTTCCGCCGCCGGGCCGCCGGTCATCTGTTGCTGCTGCACGGGCTGCATGCGCGTGCTGTTCCTGCGTTTGCTCATTTAAAAAATCTCCATAATGTTGCCGGTGTGGGCGGCTTCGCCCTGTAGCGGTTCGTTTGCCAGCGCGTGCATGGTCGCCCACGCCAGATCGGCGTGGCTTGCTTCTTCGCTGCGGCTGGCTTCGTAGGTCGGGCGGTTGCCGCTGGCCGTGGTGGCGCGGCGGATTGCCATGAATGACTGCGCAATGTCGAGGTGTCCTGCGTCGAACTCCAGACGCCCGCTGCTGATGATGTCGAACGCCTTCAGCACCAGGGCGTTTTTCACGTTCGGGTTATAAACAAACTCCTTCACCGCCGGATAAAACATCTTCACGTTCTCGTACACGCCGAGGCCGACGCCGGTGGAGTCGATGCCGATATAGGTCACGTTGTACTGCTGCGTCAGTTTTTTGATGGACTCGGCCTGCGCGCGGAAGTCCATGCCGCGCCACTGGTGACGCTCCAGAATGCGGAACTTACCGCCCGGCACGGCAGGCGGTGCAATCACCACGCACCCGGCGCTGTCGCCGTTCTGCGTTCCTTTCGCCGGGTCGTAACCGATCCACACTTCGCGCCACCCGAACGGGCGCAGCGCCAGCGCTTCGAAGTCGGCCCAGATTTCCCAGCTGTCCACCATGCACTTCTGCAGCAGCTGCAGCGGGAACACGGACGCCAGATCGTCCACAAATTCGCACATCAGCAGGTTCTGGTATTCCGGCGGGCTGTATTCGAGTCGCAGCTGGTCGAGGTCAAACAGGTTACAGCCGCCGCGCACGGCGTCCTCAACGGTGACAATCTGGCGGAACTGGCCGTCATCGCAGAAGCGGCCCGGCGACAGGTTCATGTGCGACAGGTCGATGTCCACGCGGTCCGCTTTGGCGCGGCCCCGGTTGAACAGGCCGCCGGACCAGAACGGATAGGCGCTGTGCGTGAGGCTGGACGGGGTGGAAAAATAGGTCTGGCGCCACTTCTTGTGCAGCGCCATGCCGGACGCCACTTTGCGCAGCTCCTGAAATTTCGGGATCCAGAAGTATTCATCCAGGTACAGATTGCCGTGATAGCTCTGCGCGGTGCGGGCGTTGGTGCCGAGGAAGTACAGGCATGCGCCGTTGCTGAGCGTCATCGGATCGCCTTTCAGCTCGACCTCCACCTCTTTAGCAAACTCAATGATGTACTGCTTGAAAACGTGCGCCTGCGCCTTACTGGCTGACAGGAAAATCTGGTTGCGTCCGGTGGTCAGCGCATCCAGCAGCGCCTCGCGCGCAAAATAATAGGTGGCGCCAATCTGGCGCGACTTCAGCACGTTGCGGATGCGGTGCTTGTTGCCCGCGTCCCACCACTGGCGCTGGTAGCCGAACATGGAACCGTGGAAAATCTCCTGTAATTTCTCCACCTGCTCGTCGGTAAACACGTTCTTTTCAGGCGGCTTGCGCGGCCCGCTGTTGCGGTTCGCCACGTTCGGATTGAGATCCGCCTCGTTGCCGCCGTTGCTGAACTTGCCGATGCGGGCATGGCGCTCGGACTGACGCGCCAGCAGGTCAATTTCCTTGAAGTCTCTCCCTTCTTTTGTCTCCTTCATGATCAGCTGGCAGTAGCGCGCGGCGGTGGTCAGCTGCATCTGGTCAAGCGGGCCATAGTCGCCCCACTTGTCGCGCTTCTTCCAGCTGTGAATGGTTGCGGGTTTCTCTCCCAGCATTTCAGCAATGCGGGCGATACGGTATCCCTGAAAGTACAGCAGCATGGCCTGCCTGCGGGGATCGAGGTCTACGGGGGCGAGTGTCGTTGTCATGGCCCCAAAATACGGCCCCGCCGATCCCTTTTCTGCCGTCCCTCATTGTGTGGCTGCCCGCACAACGTGCCCGCGTTGTTTCGACCCCCTCTGAACCGCAAACATAAGGCTTCAAAGCGATTTACCCAACGGAGCCTGACCTATGGCAGTTAAAGCAAAGCGTTTTCGTATCGGGGTGGAAGGCGCCACCACGGACGGACGCGAAATTTCCCGCGAATGGCTGGTGCAGATGGCCGCCGCCTACAACCCGGCGGTTTACACCGCGACCATCAATCTGGAACACATCAAATCGTACTCGCCGGACAGCACCTTTAACCGTTACGGCACGGTAAGCGCGCTGGGCACCGAGGAGATCACCGACGGCCCGCTGACCGGAAAGCTGGCGCTGTATGCCGACATCCTGCCGACGGAATCCCTCGTGGAGCTGGTGAAAAAGGGCCAGAAGCTTTTCACCTCAATGGAAGTCAGCACCAAGTTTGCCGACACCGGCAAAGCCTATCTGGTTGGCCTGGCTGCCACCGACGACCCGGCAAGCCTCGGCACCGAAATGCTGGCCTTCAGCGTGAAAGCCGAGCTGAACCCGCTGGCGAACCGCAAGCTGCACCCGGAAAACCTGTTCACCGCCGCCACCGAAACCGTGATCGAGCTGGAAGTGGTGGAGGACAAGCCCGCGCTGTTTGCCCGCATCACCGCGCTGTTCGGTAAAAAGCAGCTGTCCGATGATGCCCGCTTTTCTGACGTGCAGCAGGCGGTGGAGCTTATTGCTACCGAACAGCAGGACTACAGCACCCGCACCGACAAGGCGCTGAATGAACAGGCGGAACGCCTGAGCAAGCTGGAAACCGAACTGGAAACGCAGCTGGCCGACCTGAAAGGGCAGAAGGCTGATTTTGCCGAACTGAAGGAGCTACTGGGCCGCGAAGACAGCCGCACCGATTTCCGCCAGCGCGCACCGGGTGGCAACGCGCCAGCCGAACACCTGACCAACTGCTAAAGGAGCAGCACACCCCATGAAAAAATTAACCCGTTTTGCCTTCAACGCCTTTCTGGTGCAGCTGGCACGAATCTATAAGGTCGAACAGGCCGAGCTGTCCGGAAAATTCAGCGTGGAGCCGTCCGTTGCGCAGACGCTGGAAGACACCATTCAGCAGTCCACCGCCTTTCTTACGCTGATTAACGTCATTGGCGTGGCCGATCAGTCGGGCCAGCTGCTGGGCCTCGGCGTCGGCAGCACCATTGCAGGCACGACTGACACCACCGCCAAAGACCGCGAGCCGTCCGACCCCACCGCGATGTCGGATATTGAGTACAAGTGTGAGCAGACCAACTTTGACACGGCGATCACCTACGCGAAGCTGGACCTGTGGGCGAAGTTCCAGGACTTCCAGACCCGCATCCGTGACGCCATCGTCAAGCGTCAGGCGCTGGACCGCATCATGATTGGTTTCAACGGCACCGAGCGCGCGAAAACGTCCAGCCGTACCGCGAATCCGCTGCTGCAGGACGTGAACAAGGGCTGGCTGCAGAAGGTGCGCGAAGATGCGCCGGACAACGTGCTGGGCAGCGTGACCAAAGACGGAGAAACCACCGCCGAGCCGGTGAAGGTGGGCAAGGGCGGCGTATATGCCAACCTCGACGCGCTGGTGATGGATGCGGTTAACGAGCTGATTGATCCAATTTTCCAGGACGACGACGAACTGGTGGTCATCTGTGGCCGCGAGCTGCTGGCGGACAAGTATTTCCCGCTGGTTAACAGCGAGCAGGACAACACCAACAAGCTGGCTGCCGATCTCATCATCAGCCAGAAACGCATGGGCGGCCTGCAGGCGGTGCGCGCGCCGTACTTCCCGGCTAATGCGGTGCTGATCACCCGCCTCGATAACCTGTCGATTTACTGGCAGGAAGAATCCCGCCGCCGCTCACTCATCGACAACCCGAAACGGGACCGTATCGAAAACTTTGAATCGGTCAATGAGGCCTACGTGGTTGAGGACTACCGCTGCGCCGCGCTGGTTGAAAACATCACCATTGGTGACTTCTCAGCAAACGCTGGCGCGGGAGCGTAATCAATGAGCCTGAGTCCCGCACGGCAGCACCGCCAGCGCGTCCAGGCTGAACAGGCCGCCCGTCAGGGCGGCAGTGTTCGCCACGCCAGCGGCTATGAGCTGATGCTGATGCAGCTTGGCGAAGACCGCCGTCGCCTCAAGGGCATTCAGTCCACCGTGAAGAAGGCCGAAATCAAGGTGGAAGTCCTGCCGAAATACGTGCCGTGGGTGGACGGCGTGCTGGCCGCCGACGGCGCGCAGCAGGACGACGTGCTGATGTACGTGATGCTGTGGCGCGTTGATGCCGGTGATTATGCCGGGGCGCTCGCGATTGGCCGTCACGCCATCCGCCACGGCTGGTCGATGCCGCAGGGCTTTAACCGCAACGTGCAGACGCTGCTGGCCGAGGAGATGGCCGACGCCGCCAAAAACGCCCTTGTGGCAAAAGCCGACTTTGACCCCGACCTGCTGATGCAGACGCTCGACGTGATCGGCGATCTGGACATGCCCGATCAGTCGCGCGCCCGCCTGCATAAGTCGCTCGGCTGGGTGCTGCGTGAAAGCCAGCCGGTTTCCGCGCTGAACCATCTGCAGCAGGCCATGCAGCTCGACGAGCGCTGCGGGGTGAAAAAAGACATTGAGCAGCTGGAGCGGAAAATCCGCAACGCCAGCTGATAACCGGACGTGCCCACGCGCGGGGCGGCACGGGGTGGCGACAGGCAGCGCCGCATCAAAACCCCGTCCACCGCCCACCTATTCAGGAGAAATAAGGCATGCAGTTTGTAGCGCCGGAAAAGGCGACGGGAACGCCGGAAATTATCCCCAACAACTCCTTCTGGCCGGACATCGATCTGGCGACGTTTCGCAGCGTGATGCGCGTTGACGGCACGGTGACGCCGCAGCGTCTGAAGCAGGTGGTGCTCACCGCTATGGCGGAAGTGAACGCCGAGCTGTACCTGTGGCGCGAACAGCAGGAGCTGCGCGGCTTTAACGGTCTGGCCGATGTACCGGCGGAGCAGCTGGCCGGGCGCAGCGTGCGTCTGCATCACTATGAAAATGCGGTGTGGTGCTGGGCGCGCGCGGTGCTGAATGAGCGTTATCAGGACTTTGACGCCACCGCTGCCGCAGCGAAGCGCGGGGAAGAACTGGAAGATGCCACCGGCGACCTGTGGCGCGACGCGCGCTGGGCCATCAGCCGCGTGCAGAACGCGCCGCACTGTACCGTTGAGCTGATCTGATGAAGGTGCGCGCGCAGCAGTACGACACGGTGGACGAAATCTGCTGGCGTCACTACGGGCGCACGCAGGGCATGACGGAGCAGGTATTGCAGGCCAATCCGGGGCTGGCGGAGCACGGCCCCATTTTACCGCACGGGCTGGAGGTGGAGCTGCCGGACGTGACGGCGGCGGCCACCGTGCAGGCCGTCCAGCTTTGGGACTGAATCATGTGGGAAAAAATCAGCACCGGGATCGTCTGGTTCATCGCGCTGGCAATGGCGTGGCTGGGCGACCTGTCGCTAAAAGACGTTTCAACCGTGGCCGGGGTATTAATCGGCCTGCTGATGGCAATCATCAGCTGGTACTACAAGCGCAAAACCTATCAGCTGCTGGCCGCCGGGCGCATCACGCGGGAGGAATATGAATCTGCAAACCGTTAAGCGCTGCACCGTCGGCATGGTGCTTGCTATCGCCGCGACGATGCCGGGTTTCCAGCAGCTGCACACCTCCGTCGAGGGGCTGAAGCTGATCGCCGATTATGAGGGCTGCCGCCTGAAGCCGTACCTTTGCGACGCGGGCAAGTGGACCGACGGCATCGGTAACACCGTTGGCGTGGTACCGGGCCGGAGCATCACCGAGCGGCAGGCGGCGGGGAATTTCATCACTAACGTGTTACGCGTTGAGGCGGCACTGGCGCGCTGCGCTGCGGTTTCCATGCCGCAGCCGGTCTACGACGCGCTGGTGTCGCTGGCGTTTAACGTCGGCACCGGGAACGCCTGCGGCTCAACGATGGTGGCGCTCATTAAACAGGAGCGCTGGCGCGATGCCTGCTATCAGCTGCCGCGCTGGGTGTACGTGAAAGGCGTATTTAATCAGGGGCTGGATAACCGGCGACAGCGTGAGCTGGCATGGTGCTTAAAAGGAGTAACAGCATGATGCGCGCGCTTGCGGCGATAGCGCTCGTTCTGATTGCCGCGCTTGGCGTGCAGTCGTGGCGACTTAGTACCGCCCACAACAAAATCGACGCGCAGGTGAAGGACTTAGCCGCGCAAGGTAAAAAGCTGTCGGCGAAAAACGGCCAGCTGATAGCCCTTAACATTCTGACGCAAACCAGCAGCCGGGCGCAGACGCAGCTTTACGCCGCCGCCGAGCAGAACGGCACGCTTTTGCGTGACCGGCAGCGCACCATTGAGGAACTCAAACGTGAAAATGACGAGCTTCGCCGCTGGGCTGATGCCCCTTTGCCTGATCCTGTTATCCGGCTGCGCCAGCGTCCGGCCCTCACCGGAGGTCAGTCTTACCGTGAGTGGCTGTCCGCGAATCACGCCGTGCCGCCTGGACGAAGCCGCGCCGCGCAGTAACGGCGACCTGCTGGCGCAACTTGACGACACCGAGGCCGCATGGGCGGCCTGCGCCGACAAGGTAGATACCATCATCAGCTGTCAGGATAAAGACGATGAACAAGCCGCAGTCCTTGCGAAACGCCCTGAATAAAGCCGTGCCCTACGTAGCCGACAACCCGGATCGCCTGCATCTGTTCGTGGACAATGGCGCTGTGGTTGCCACCTCCGCCACGTCGATTTCATGGGAGTACCGCTACACCCTGAACGTGGTAGTGACGGATTTTACCGGCGATCAGAATCTGCTGATGGCGCCCGTTTTATTCTGGCTAGGCGTCAACCAGCCGGACGCGCTGCAGAACGCCACCGAGCGCGAGCGGCTCTTCACCTTTGAGGTGGACATTCTGGGCAATGACCGCTGCGACATCAGCATGAATCTGAAGCTGACGGAGCGTGTGATCGTGAAGGAAGTTGACGGCGTAATGTCGGTTGAGGCAGTGCCGGAGCCGGAAGTGCCAGACGAGTTTTGGGCGGTGAATCATGGCTGAGCTGCACGACGTTGAGGCGTGGCTGGGTGCGCTGCTGTCGCAGCTTGAGCCACCGATGCGCACAAAGATGCTGCGCGAAGTGGCGCGCGATGTGCGGCGCATTCAGCAGAACAACATCACGCTACAGCGCAGTCCGGACGGCACAGCATGGGAACCGCGCCGCGTCACCGCCCGCACCAAGCCGGGCCGCATTCGACGCAAGATGTTTGCGAAGTTGAAAACGGCGAAATACCTCAAAGCGCAGGCAAATGCAGATATGGCAGAAATTGCGTTTGTTCCCGGCGTGCAGAAGCTGGTCCGTGTCCACCATTACGGCCTGCGGGACCGGGTAAACCGACGCGGCACCGAAGTGAAATATGCGGAGCGCCCACTACTAGGGGTGAATGATGATGTGGCAAACTTGATACGCGTAACACTACTTCGCTGGCTCAGCGAATGAGCCAGCAGAAAAAGGCTACAACTCAAATACTATTTAAATTATCATAATTAATAAGGCGAAGTATGCTTACTCTTTCATGATAAAATGATGGTTCCTTTATTTCTCCTTCTTCAATTTTCTTCGCTATAATATTGAAAAAATTCATATTCTCTATCGGGAATAATTTGCATAAATCCTTAAAGTAAGCTTTGTCTGCTGCTCTATCGAAGACTTCAAGTGGCCGAAATCCTCTGCTATATATAAGTGTGAAAGGATACCAATAGTCTTTGCTGTCATATTTATCTTGCGAGAGAAATGCATAATATAAGTAACATATGAGATCCGCTTGAATTATTTGGTTGAATTTTCCATTTTCACTTTCACACCTTTCTTTTAATAAGTTTGCGTGATAAGAAATCCATCTTGTTTCAGAGGATTGGTTAATTCTTTCAAGAGAATAAAGATGATTATAGAAAATTCCAAAAGAGTGAAGTCCACTCTCTGGTTCCGATGAATTATTGATATAGAATTTTTTTTGTAAAATTACTTTGCATTCTTCAAAGCGGTTGTTTCTTAGGAATGCGGATATTAGTAGTAAATAAGCTTCGTGTGCTATAAATTTATAGTTATCGAAATCGGATGTAGAGTAAGCTTTTTGCTGTTCTTTCGGGTAGAAAAAATCACATAATTGCTCAAAAAAACTCATTGTTATCGTAATTAATTCTTTAGAAGGATTGTAAAGTGAAATAAGTTCGAAGGTTTGTGAAAGTTCGTTTCTCAAAGGTATCAAATTCTCGAGATTATTTAAAATCTCTTCGTCAGATTTCCCTGTTGACATTCTGAATTTTTCAAGTTCCTCAAGAACTTTTTTATAATAAGAATCAATCTCTATGTGTGAATTTGGTTTTGATTCCTTAATGGATTGAACGGCGCGACGATACGTCACCCCCGTAATGATTTTAGATGCATTTTCCTCGCTTAAAAATGCCGGTGGCTTCCCAAGCGGAGGTTTGACATGTAGTGGGCGATTGAAAAGCCACCGTAATAAAATCTCGTAATTTTTCGAATAATCAGATTCAGGACTAAGGTCAATGTATTTTCTGGAAGTGTAGTATGTTGGTACATAAGCTTTTCCAGACTCATCCTTTTCAACAATGACTGCAACAAATTTTTCTTGATTTTGATTTTCATAAACTTTTTGGGAGATAATTTGAGTCTCTGTTCCAACTCCGCCTGATCTTCCATCCGCTCGTTCTGAATATGATTTATCACATATCATTATTACTTTTTTTACTGATTCGTCGGTTACCATTCGCTCCATGAAGCCTATTAGGTCATGTCCTTCTTTTAGTTCCCATTTATCTAGAATTACATCTACACCAGAAGAAACAAGTTCTTCAGCAAAATTTAAAACCCAAGACTCATGCTCAGGCGTAGTCCATGAATATGAGATAAATGTCTTTTCGCTAGCCATATACTCCCTCATTTTTTAATTGTGCTATTTATGAAACAAATCTAATTGATACATAAGCTTGCAAAGCTATGCAAGCATCGTATTTATGAATACTCAACTCAACGAAATCATGCGTCTTATCACCAACCTGATCCGCACCGGCACCGTGTCCGATGTGGATACGGTCAACTGGCTGTGCCGGGTGAAAACGGGCGACCTTGAAACCAATTGGATTAACTGGCTCACCTTCCGCGCCGGTAAAACGCGCACGTGGTGGCAACCCTCTGTCGGCGAGCAGGTTGTGCTGCTGAGCCTCGGCGGCAATCTCGAAACCGCGTTTGCGCTGCCCGCTATTTATTCCGACGCCTTCCCGCCGCCCGATTATTCAGAGAATGGCAGCACTACCGTGTTCAACGACGGCGGCTGGTTCCAGTACGAGCCGGACACCGGCCAGCTGCTGATTAAAAACATTAAAAGCGTGCGCATTGAGGCCGCCGACGGCATCCAGCTGATCACCGATCAGCTGGGTGTGGATGCGAGCCAAATGCTCGTTAACAGCGAAACCGTAATGAATGGCGCGGTGACGCAGGGCGGCGGCGATATGAGTTCAAACGGCGTGGTGGTTGATAAGCACAAACACGGCGGCGTGAAGTCCGGCGGCGATATGTCACGAGGTCCGCAATGATGTATCTCGGCATGAACCGCGACACCGGCGAAGCCATTACCGACACCGAGCACATTCGCCAGAGCGCGCGCGACATTCTAATCACGCCGGAAGGCAGCCGCATCGGGCGTCGTGAATACGGTTCGCTTCTGTCGGTGCTGATTGACCAGCCGCAGAACGACGTGGTGCGCCTTCAGGTGATGGCGGCGGCGTATACGGCGCTGAGTCGCTGGGAGCCGCGAATCCGTCTCAGCTCTTTGAGCATAACCAGCGCCTTTGATGGCTCCATGATGGTTGAGCTGACCGGCCAGCGCGCCGACGGCTCACCGCTCGCAATGTCAGTGCCTACGGGGGTGAACAGTGGCAGTAATTGACCTTTCGCAGCTGCCCGCACCGGAAGTGATCGAGGTGCCGGACTTTGAAACGCTGCTGGCCGAACGTAAGGAGGCGCTGATTGAGCTCTATCCGGCGGACGAACAGGCCGCCACGCGCCGCGTGCTGGCGCTGGAGTCCGATCCGATAGTGAAGTGCTTACAGGAAAGCGTTTACCGGGAAATTCTGCTGCGGCAGCGCATCAACGAGGCGGCGCAGGCGGTGATGGTGGCTTATGCGCTGGGCAGTGACCTCGATCAGCTGGCCGCGCGCAGTAACGTTGAGCGCCTGACCATCACCCCGGCCAACCCGGACGCCGTGCCGCCCGTTGAAGCAGTGATGGAATCGGACGACGCACTGCGCGTACGGGTGCCGGAAGCGTTTGAGGGGTTATCGGTTGCCGGTCCGACGGCAGCCTATGAGTTTCACGCCAGAAGCGCGGACGGACGGGTGCAGGACGTGTCCGCCATCAGCCCGTCACCGGCGACGGTGCTGGTCACCGTGCTGAGCCGCGATGGCAACGGCACGGCAGCCGCTGATTTACTGAATACAGTGGACAAAGCGCTGAATGATGAAAGCGTGCGCCCGGTAGCGGACCGCGTGTCCGTGCAGCCTGCAACCATCAACGACTACCGTGTGCAGGCAAAGCTGCACCTGTTTGACGGCGTGGCTGCCGCGCCCTGTCTGGAGGCGGCAAACGCACGGCTGGCCGCCTACCTCACCGAGCAGAAAAAGCTGGGCCGCAGCGTGCGCCGCGAGTCCTACGGCGCGGTGCTGCGCGTTGCCGGTGTGGACTGGGTGGATATCACCGAACCGGCTGAGGACATCATCATGGACCGCACGCAGGCGGGCAACTGCACCGGGACGGACATCAGCGTGGCGGATGATGAGGTGCTGGCATGAGTAACAGCCTGCTGCCGCCCGGCTCATCCGCGCTGGAGCGCCGTCTGGCGCAGGCGTGCAGCGACATTTCCGGGCTGAACGTGCCGCTGCGCGACCTGTGGAACCCGGACACCTGCCCGGTGAACTTTTTGCCCTATCTTGCCTGGGCGTTTTCGGTGGACCGCTGGGACGAAAGCTGGGCGGAAAGCGTGAAGCGCAAGGTGGTGAAGGACGCGTTTTATATCCATCAGCACAAGGGCACCGTCAGCGCTATACGGCGCGTAGTGGAGCCGCTGGGCTATCTCATCCGCGTGATTGAGTGGTGGAAAACCAACGATGCGCCGGGCACCTTCCGGCTTGACGTGGGCGTGCTGGATACCGGCATCACCGAGGAAATGTATCACGAGCTGGAGCGCGTGATTGCGGACGCCAAGCCGTGCAGCCGCCACCTCATCGGGCTTTCGATCACCCTTGACGCGAACGGCACGGTGCCGGTGGCCGTTGCCAGCTACAGCGGCGACGAGCTGACCGTTTATCCCTATACCCCTGAACTTATCAGCGTCGGCGGGCCGGTGTTTACTGGCGCGGCGGTGCATCTTATCGACCTGACGGAAGTGAGCGCATGACGACAAAATATTTTGCCCTGCTGACCAATCAGGGCGCGGCTAAGCTTGCCAACGCTGCCGCGCTCGGCACCAAAGTGAACATCACGCAGATGGCGGTAGGCGACGGCGGCGGCACGCTGCCCACGCCTGACCCGGCACAGACGAAACTTATCGGCGAGAAGCGCCGCGCGTCGCTTAACTCGCTGACGATTGACGCCGCCAACGGCAGCCAGATTATTGCCGAGCAGATTATCCCGGAGGGTGAGGGCGGCTTCTGGATCCGTGAAATCGGCCTGTTTGACGCCGACGGCGTGATGATTGCTGTGGCTAACTGCGCCGAGACCTACAAGCCGCAGCTGGCCGAGGGCAGCGGGCGCACGCAGACGGTGCGCATGATTATCATCGTGAACAGCACCAGCGCGGTAACGCTGAAAATCGATCCGTCGGTGGTGCTGGCGACCCGGCAGTATGTCGATGATAAGGCGCTGGAAGTGCGCCAGTACGCCGACGGCCTGCTGGATGCACACATCAAGGCAGCAGACCCGCATACGCAGTACGCGCCCAAAGCCAGCCCGACGTTTACGGGCTCGCCGAAAGCCCCGACGGCGGCGGCGGGGAATAACTCCACGCAGCTGGCGAATACGGCGTTCGTGCAGGCCGCACTGGCCGCGCTGGCGGGCAGCGCACCGGCGACGCTGGACACCCTGAAGGAAATCGCCGACGCGCTGGGCAACGATCCGAATTTTGCCACCACCATGCTGAATGCGCTGGCTGGCAAGATGGATAAAAGCGGCAACGGCAAGGACATTCAGGACGTGGCAAAGTTTCGGGAGAATCTCGGGCTGGCTACGGCTGCCGTAATGGCGGTGGGAAACGGCGCGGGTCAGATCCCCGACATGTCGTTTTTTATTCAGTCACTCAACGGACAGAATTTTGTCGTTAAATTCCCTAACGGCTTCATGATCCAGGGCGGCACGGTATCGCTGCAACCCGTGGGCAACTTTAACCCGCAGACGCTGGGCGGTCAGACGTACTACACCCACTTTTACCGGGTGCCGTTTAATCAGGCGTTTGCCACGGCGCAGGTTACTACGGTGGCCTCGCTGACGTGTCCGCCCTATGACGCACAGGGCAGCATGGCCGGGCGAACACTGAGCGTGCATCGCGATCAGGATGCAGGCCAGACCGGCGTGGCGAAGACGCGATTTGCCGTTGCGGTCACGCATCCACAGATGGGGGAAACCCCGACGATTCACTGGACATCCTATGGCTACTGATATGCAGAATCTTTTTTTCAGCGCGAAAACACTAGGCTTCTACTCACCCGACATGACCCTGCCGGATGACGCCATTGAGGTGTCGCCGGAGGTTGAGGCGTTTCTGCGGGAAGTGATCGTGTGGGGCGCGGACTCCTTCACGGTCAGCCTGACGGCGGCCTCCGTAACCTATCCGGCCGCAATGGCGGATTATGTGCGAACCTACAACGCGCCGACCACCTTTGGCGGATAACCAGCTCCGCTGATTCCCCCGGCGGCTGTTGTACCAGCCGCCACACAACGCTAACCGGATGCACCCGCGCGCGCCACCTTTCACCATAGCGGAACCCCTTCACAGGAGAACCGCCATATGGCTCAGGATTATCACCACGGCGTGCGCGTTGAGGAAATCAACGAGGGCACCCGAACCATCACCACTATCAGCACGGCGATTGTCGGCATGGTCTGCACCGGCGACGACGCCGACGCGGCCACGTTCCCGCTTAACCGTCCGGTACTGCTGACTGACGTTCTCACCGCCAGCGGCAAGGCGGGCGAGTCTGGCACGCTGGCGCGCTCGCTGGACGCCATCGCCGACCAGGCTAAACCCGTAACCGTCGTCGTGCGCGTGCCGCAGGGCGAAACCGAAGCGGAAACCACCGCCAACATCATCGGCGGTGTCAGTAACGGCCAGCGCACCGGCATGAAGGCGCTGCTGGCCGCGCAGGCGGTGTGCGGCGTGAAGCCCCGCATTCTCGGCGTGCCCGGTCACGATACGCAGGCAGTGGCTACCGAGCTGCTGAGCGTGGCGCAGAGCCTGCGCGGCTTTGCCTACCTGTCGGCGTACGGCTGTCAGAGCGTTGAAGAGGCGATTGCTTACCGCGCGAACTTCAGCCAGCGCGAGGGCATGCTCATCTGGCCGGATTTCATTAACTTTGACACCGTACTGAATGCGGACGCGACGGCCTTCGCCACCGCCCGCGCGCTCGGCCTGCGCGCCAAAATCGACGAGCAGACCGGCTGGCACAAATCCCTGTCGAACGTCGGCGTGAACGGCGTAACCGGCATTTCCAAAGACGTATTCTGGGATTTGCAGGATCCGGCCACCGATTCCGGTCTGCTGAACCAGAACGACATCACCACGCTGATTCGTAAAGACGGTTTCCGCTTCTGGGGTTCCCGCTGCCTGAGCGATGACCCGCTGTTTGCGTTCGAGTGCTACACCCGCACGGCGCAGGTGCTGGCGGACACCATGGCCGAGGCGCACATGTGGGCGGTGGACGGCGCGCTGAACCCGTCGCTGGCCCGCGACATTATCGAGGGCATTCGCGCCAAACTGCGCAGCCTCGTGAGTCAGGGCTATCTCATCGGCGCGGACTGCTGGCTGGACGAGAGCGTGAACGACAAGGACACGCTCAAGGCGGGCAAACTGCTCATCGATTACGACTACACGCCGGTGCCGCCGCTGGAAAACCTGCTGCTGCGCCAGCGCATCTCCGATCAGTACCTGGTCGATTTTGCCAGCCGCGTCAGCGCATAAGGAGACTGAATCATGGCATTACCCCGCAAGCTCAAGCACCTCAACCTGTTCAACGCAGGCGACAACTGGCAGGGGCTGATCGAGTCCGTGACGCTGCCAAAAGTCACCCGCAAGTTCGAGAAGTATCGCGGCGGCGGCATGGCCGGTGCGGTGGACATCGACATGGGCCTGGACGACGGCGCACTGGATACGGAATTCACCTGCGGCGGCGTCGAGGCAAAGCTGTTCAAGCAGATGGGCACCCTTACCGTGGACGGCGTGCAGCTGCGCTTTACCGGCTCCATTCAGCGCGACGACACCGGCGAAGTGCAGGCGGTGGAGCTGGTCGTGCGTGGCCGCCACAAGGAGCTGGACTCCGGCGAGTGGAAGACCGGCGAATCAAGCACCACCAAGGTGTCCGGCACCAACAGCTACGCCAAGCTGACCATCAACGGCGAAGTGCTCTACGAGATTGACCTGGTGAACATGATTCACATCGTGGACGGTACGGACCTGATGGAAGCGCACCGTAACGCGCTCGGCCTGTAATTAATCCGGCAGGGCAAACCCTGCCGCCTTTTACCCTTTTAGCGAGACATCATCATGACTGACAAAACCACCGAAAAAACCGTTGAGCTGGACACCCCGATCCTGCGTGGCAAAACCGAGATTAAAAGCATCGTCGTGCGCAAGCCGCAGTCCGGCGCGCTGCGCGGTACGCGCCTGCAGGCGCTGATGGACATGGACGTGAACGCGATGATCACCGTGCTGCCGCGCGTAACTACCCCGGCGCTGACCACGCAGGAAATCACCGAGATGGACCCCGCCGATCTGGTGAGCCTGTCGGTTGAGGTGGTCACTTTTTTACTGAAGAAGTCGGTGCTGTCGGATTTAGCGACGGCCTGACGGTAGACGATCTGGTGGCGGACATTGCCACCGTCTTTCACTGGCCGCCGTCCGTTACCGAGTTCATGACGCTGACCGAGGTACTGGAGTGGCGGCATAAGGCGATAATGCGACACGGGACCAGCGATGAGTGATAAAGACTTGCGCCTGCAGGTTGTTCTTAACGCGGTAGACAAACTGACCCGCCCCTTCCGTTCTGCCAAGGCCAGCACCCGCGAGCTGGCCGATTCCCTGCGCACCGCGCGCGCCAGCCTGAAGGACTTAGACGCGCAGGCCGCGCGCATTGACGGCTTCCGCAAAGCCCGCTCGCAGCTTGCCATCACCGCTAATAACCTGAAGGGTGCGCGCGAAGAGGCGGCGAAGCTGGCGACGCAGTTCAGCGCCACCAACCGGCCCACCGCCGCGCAGGCGAGGGTGCTGGAGCAGGCGAAGAACCGCGTGCGCGAGCTGCAGCAGAGCTATAACGGCCTGCTGGGTTCGGTGCAGCGCCAGCGCGCCGCGCTCACTGAATCCGGCGTTGATACCAAAAAACTCAGCCAGGCGCAGCGTGACCTCAAAAGCCGCGCGGACGAGACGCGCGCGGCGATTGACCGTCAGCAGAAGTCGCTGAAGCGGCTCGGCGAACAGCAGGCAAAAATCAACGCGCTGCGGGAGCGCCACGCCAGATCGCTTGAGGTGCGCGATAAAATTGCCGGTGCCGGTGCGGCGACCACCGTCGCCGGGCTGGCGATGGGCGCGCCGGTGCTGGCCGCCGTAAAATCCTCGGCAGACATGGAAGACGCCATGAAGGGCGTGGCGAAGCAGGTGAACGGCCTGCGCGACAACGACGGCAACCGCACGGCGCAGTTCTACGACATGCAGGCCGCCATCAAGGCCGCCAGCGAGCAGCTGCCGATGGACAACGGCGCGATTGACTACGCTGCGTTGGTCGAGGGCGGCGCGCGCATGGGCGTCACCAACCAGAACGATTCTTATGAGGACCAGAAGCGCGACCTGCTGGCGTTTGCCACCACGGCGGCGAAGGCGTCCACCGCGTTTGAGCTGCCCGCCGGTGAGCTGGCCGAGGGGCTGGGCAAGATTGCGCAGCTCTACAAAATCCCCACCCGCAACATCGAGCAGCTGGGCGACGCGCTGAACTACCTGGACGACAACGCGATGTCCAAAGGCTCGGACATCATCGACGTGCTTCAGCGCATGGGCGGCGTGGCGGACAGGCTGGACTACCGCAAAGCCGCTGCGCTCGGCTCCACGTTCCTGAGCCTCGGCGCCACGTCGGAAACCGCCGCCAGCGCGGCAAACGCCATGGTGCGTGAACTCTCCGTCGCCACCATGCAGGGCAAGACCTTTATGGGCGGCATGGAGCTGCTGAAGCTCGATCCGAAAGCCATTGAAAAGCAGATGACCACGGATGCGATGGGCACCATCCAGCGCGTGCTGGAGAAGGTGAACAACCTCCCCGCTGACAAGCGCCTGACCGCAATGACCATGGTGTTCGGCAAGGAGTTCGGCAAGGACGCGGCGAAGCTCGCCAACAACATGCCGGAGCTGCGACGCCAGCTGCAACTGACGCAGGGCAACGCGGCCAGCGGCTCAATGCAGAAAGAATCGGACATCAACAAAGATTCACTTTCCGCGCAGTGGCTGCTGGTGAAAACCGGCGCGGCCAACACGCTGAGCAGCCTCGGCGACACCCTGCGCACGCCGCTGATGGAAATCATGGACGCGGTGAAGCGCGTCACCGGCACCATGCGCCGCTGGGTGGAGTCCAACCCGGAGCTGGTCGGCAGGCTGATGAAAATCGCCGCCGTGGTGGCAACGGTGACGCTGGCACTCGGCACGCTGGCCGTGGGCATGGCCGCCGTGCTCGGTCCGATCCTGATGCTGCGCTTCGGGTTAAACATGCTCGGCCTGAAAGGGCTGACAAAGCTCTCACCGCTGCTGGGCGGGCTGGGCAAGGCGTTTGCAAAACTTGCGCCCGGTCTGGCGTCGTCCGGTGACGGCATCAAAAAGCTGTTCTCACTGTTCAGCGGCGGCGAGGCCGGGGAGTCTGTTAACTGGCTGGAGAAAATCCGCGACGCGCTGGCGTCCCTGCGCGGCGGTGACGATGATGACGAGGGCGGCGGCATCCTTAATGCGTTCCGCGAGGGCGCACTGGAGAAAATCAAGGAGAAGGCGCAGGACGCCGGGCAGACGCTGGTTGCGTCCTTCCGTAACCCGATGGCCGGTGTGCGGGCGCTGGGCGCGCAGGTGCGCGGGCTGGCCGGAGCGGCCCTTGCGCCGCTGGCTGCGTCGGTGCGCGGTGCCGGTGGTGCGCTGATGTGGCTGGTGAAGTCGCCGCTGGCGCTGCTGCGCACGGTGCTGACGGGCGTGGTGTGGGCGCTCGGCGCACTGCTGAGTCCCGCCGGGCTGGCCGTGGCGGCGCTGGCCGGTGTGGCGCTGGTTATCTGGAAATACTGGGCACCCATCAAGGCGTATTTGGGCGGCGTGGTGGACGGCTTCCGGGCCGCCGCCGGACCCATCAGCGAGGCGTTTTCACCGCTGCAGCCGGTGTTTCAGTGGATTGGCGACAAGGTGCAGGCGCTGTTCGGCTGGTTTAAAGACCTGCTGACGCCGGTGCATTCCACGGCGGCCGAGCTGGACAGCGCCGCCGCGAAGGGTAAAGCGTTCGGGCAGGCGCTGGCCGACGGGCTGAATATGGTGATGCATCCGCTGGACAGCCTGAAGGCCGGGATCGGCGAGCTGCTGGATAAGTTCGGCCTCGTCAGCAAGGCGTCGGCTAACACGAAGCTGCCGCAGGCACCGCAGGCCGCCAGCGTCAGTCCAGGCGGAAAAGTCACGCTGCCTGCGGGCGGCTTCCCGGCGTTTGCGGGTATGTACGACACCGGCGGTAACATCCCTGCGGGCCAGTTTGGCGTCGTGGGTGAGAACGGGCCGGAAATTGTCGGCGGACCGGTGAGCGTGACGAGCCGGAAACGCACCGCGCAGCTTGCGGCCATGGCGGCGATGACGCTTGGCATGGCAGCCGGAACGGCGGAGGCGAAGCCGCTGCACCCGCTGAGCCTGCCCGCGCAGGCGTACCGTCAGGAGGCACCGCGCCAGCAGTCCGCAGCAACTACCGCGCCCGTGAGCATTCACGCGCCGATCACCATCGTGCAGCAGCCGGGCCAGAGCGCGCAGGATGTGGTCGACGAAGTGATGCGCAGGCTTGAGGCGAAAGAGCGGCAGGCGCAGTCCCGCGCCCGCAGCAGCTACCGAGACCGTGGAGGATTTGAATCATGATGATGACGCTGGGCCTGTTTGTTTTCATGCTCAAGACGGTGCCGTATCAGGAATTGCAGCTTCAGCGCAGCTGGCGCTTCCCGTCCAACAGCCGCGTGGGCGTGCGTCCCTCGCTGCAGTTCCTCGGCCCGGATAATGACACGATCACGCTGTCCGGCGTGCTGCTGCCGGAAATCACCGGCGGCAGACTGTCGCTGTTCGCGCTGGAGCAGATTGCCGAGCTGGGCCGCGCGTGGCCGCTGATTGAGGGCAGCGGCACGATTTACGGCATGTTCGTGATCGAGAGCCTGAGCCAGACCAAAGCGGAGTTTTTCAGCAACGGCGTGTGCCGCCGCATTGAGTTCACGCTGACGCTGAAGCGCACCGACGAATCGCTGGGTGAAATGTTCGGCAGCCTCAGCGATCAGCTGTCGGCCATGCAGGGCGCGGCCACCGACGCCGCCGGTAAAGTCGGCGCGGCAGTGGGCGGGCTGTTCTCATGATGGCGGGCAGCTGGATTAACGGGCAGGCGAACGCGCCCGCGTTTCGCCTGACGCTTGCCGGGGCGGACGTTACGCAAAAGATAGAGCAGCGGCTTATCAGCCTGACGCTTACCGATAACCGCGGCTTTGAGGCGGACCAGCTGGACATCGAGCTGGACGACGCGGACGGGCAGCTTCTGATGCCGCGCCGGGGCGTTGAGCTGTCGCTGGCGCTCGGCTGGAAAGGCGAGGCGCTTTTCCCGAAAGGAACCTACACCGTGGACGAAATCGAGCACAGCGGCACGCCGGACCGGCTGACCCTGCGCGCGCGCAGCGCGGACTTTCGCCAGACGCTGAACACGAAGCGCGAAAAGTCGTGGCACCAGACCAGCGTGGGCGAGGTGGTAAAAGAGATTGCCGGGCGGCACAAGCTCAAAACGGCGATAGGCGACGACGTGGCAAAGATGGCCGTGGACCATATCGACCAGACCAACGAGTCAGATGCAAGCTTCCTGATGCGGCTGGCGAAACAGTGCGGCGCGGTGGCCTGCATCAAGAATGGCAACCTGTTGTTTATCCGGCAGGGACAGGGCAAAACGGCCAGCGGCAAAGTGCTGCCCGGCATCACCCTCGTGCGCAAAGACGGCGACGGCCATCGCTTTACGCTGGCTGACCGTGACGCCTACACCGGCGTGATCGCAAGCTGGCTGCACACCCGCGAGCCGGAGAAGAAGCCGGAAACCACCGTGAAGCGTAAACGCCGCAAACCCGCTGCGCAGAAGAAGGAGCCTGAGGCGAAGCAGGGCGACTATCTGATCGGCACGGATGAGAACGTCCTGGTGCTGAGCCGCACCTATGCGAACCGTGCCAACGCCGAGCGCGCCGCCAAAATGCAGTGGGAAAGGCTACAGCGCGGGGTGGCTACGTTCTCTATTCAGCTGGCGCGCGGGCGCGCAGATCTCTACACGGAAATGCCGGTAAAGGTGAGCGGGTTTAAACAGCAGATTGATGCCGGGGAATGGATTATCACAACGCTGACGCACAGCCTGAGCGCGGACAACGGCTATACGACCACCATTGAGCTTGAAGTGAAAATAGATTCACTTGAAATGGAATAGTGCTATCTCAAAATGGTTAAATTGAGTAATATTTATCTCAATTGGGTTATGGAGACGACATTATGATGAATTGCCCTTTGTGCGGGAATGCCGCACATACCCGTAGCAGCTTTCAGGTATCAGCAACAACCAAAGAACGTTATAACCAGTGCCAGAACATCAATTGCAGCTGCACGTTTAAATCTCATGAAACGGTTTCTGAGATCATCATGAAACCGGGTAGCGTTAAACCTGTGCCGCCGCATCCAGGAAGAAATCAGCAGCAACCATTGTGGTTATGATCGCTGCCAATATTAAATAGCCTGCTAATGTGGGCTATTACACTTCTGGAATTTCACCCGTTTTCACAAAATCCGCGAATTGATTTTCATCAAGTATTACAACACCTTTCATACGGGCTGCCGTTACTTTAGTTGGTCCGGCATTATATCCGCAGCAAAGTAATTGAAGATTCTGTGTAACCGAACTTCTAACTGTCATGCCGTTGGCATTTGCGCACTCAATTAATCGATCTTTATCCGCTTTTTTAAAACCAGTGAAGCAAACATCAAAAGTTACCTTTTGAGTTTTGGGCTTGCTCAATTGAATATGAGAGTAATCACTCTCCTTCACCGTCATTAAAAATGTCGAAGCAGCGTCCGCTGTTTCAACAAGTTTAATTACTCTGTCTTTGCGAAAGGTTCTTAATTGTTTGATGACGTTGCAGATGCCTTGCACATGCTCGGCGCTGTGGCTGACATTACAAATCGATTGGGCGCTTACTTGCCCCTTTGCATTGATATAGACGAAGTGCATTTCTTCCAT